TCGAAATGATCGTTTTAGAAAATCGGCATCTTTGATATTAATAAAGGGCACACTAATTGAATCCTTATCGGCCATAGTATATGGCACGCCATGCTTAGCCAATATATTTGATATTGAAGTGTGATTAAAAACGGGATTAAGAGATCCCATTATATTATCATCACCCAATGTCATAAGTCTGACTTCCTTAGAGAAATTCTCTAACGGAAGACCCAACATGACATAAGCATATCTCATATATAGACTATTAACAAGTGAATTTACAATCACGGTCAAAGGATGCCCAGATGAATTGCCTCCATAGAATTGAAAGACATCTCCATTCATGTTGACGATGGGAAAAGCTATATCAGTAGCAATTCCACGTCGTATCAACTTATTTTCAGGAGAAGGATCAACTCTGGATATCCATTCATCTAAAATATCAAATGCTGCAAGGATAAATATTGCTGGCATATTCTTATCAAATGCAGAATAATCTCCAGCTATTATCCTATCTTCCCCAAATGCAGTAAGGTAGAAATGAAGTTCTTGCCAAATATCAGAATAACAATTCATTCCTACAGCACATTCTGTTCGGAAATTATTCTCCATAATAAATTTTGTTATTCCTAGATACTGTTGACGTACAACAATACTAAAAGCTACATCACAAGCTGTAAACACTCGTGTTTTGCCTGATAGTATCTTTTTGAATTTAGTTGGTTCGTCCTTTAAAGTACCCTGAAATAAAATATTAAATCTCCTACCTAAAATATATGCCCTTTTTATTTCATCAATCCTCAGCCTCACTTCATCATTTGGGATATAAATCCTAAATGGTTCCTCCTGACTAATAGAAAAATAATTTTTCTTAGGACCGGGAAAGAAAAAACCTCCAGAAGTACTCATAGGCAAGCGATTAATAAAATCGACTCCTGGTAATCCATTTATTGCAACTTCCTCTGAAACAACAGAAAAATTCAAGTCAACTTGTCCAACATGAGAAAGATAATGCTTCTTGCACAATTGTACAAGAGGCTCTTCAAAATGAGTTGAAATATTGGCTTGCTGATTAGTGGCTATTGTAAATGGATTAACCCAAACTCCTTCCGAAGTTAATCGGGGCTGCATCAGGGGTTTACCAAACTCACACTTAAAATTAAAAGCATTTTTAACACTTTCACAAATTTGAGTATAGGCAACTTTTGAAGAAGGAGAATGTCTTCCAGTATAAGAGCCTAACACTTCACATGAGGGTGCTGTGATCCAATGATGAATTCCCTTACGATTAGGAGTATTTAAAGGACCTGATGAGGAAGTACCTTTGTTTATTGAATCAAAGGTGCCACAACCACTCAGCGCAATATCTTCTAAATCACCAAGAATTTCCTTACTAATTTGAGAAAACACAACACTGGAACTAAGTGGTTGTCCCGCAACATGGATACCTGAAATAAAATCTCCAAAAGGAGAAGAACTTATAAAAGGGGATCCACAATCTCCGCTGCAAGGCGAACCTTCTTTACGGTATCCATGCATAAAATTCCCTCTAAATTCCTGTCCATCGACAGTCCGATAAGAGCTATACCCATAAGAGGTTGTACTAACCTCTACTAGGATTGAGCGCATATCAGCCCATAAAATTTGATGACCTATACGACCAGCTTTATCTATCTTATCAGGTAAGAACTTGTAAATTGGTTTACGTGGCGGAATGTTACGGGTTGAAAAAACACACAAATCATTGGGTAGAACTTTTATCTGCTCTCGCGAGAGAATAAAACCTCTAATCGATCGAGCGTTATAAGAAGCTTTGAGCAAGTCAGCAACACATTTCCACTTATCTCCATTTCTAAAGACGTGACTAACAGTTAAATAAACCCCTGGTTTAAGACAGAGGCAATAAACTGATTCAACTTTGCCATTATCAGATGATTCAACATTAAGACGAAACATCGATTTTGACAGAGTCGTTACAATCTCATTAGAATTACGAGGATGGGATGTTTTTGGAATAATGAAATCCTCATTACTATCATTTTTCTGCCAAATATCGGCTTGTGCTATACAAGAGTCTTTAGGAAAGATGAGTGAGCTAACTAATTTAAAAAACCCATAAATTCCAACACAACTAATGATCCATATAATGGCAGAAATCCAAGACGACATTTGATCAGGTAATCCTATACTCCTTCTACATTGCAGATATCTACGCTTCCATCTATTATACACTATCTTCTTTCTAATAGATGCAAATGCAGGTGAATGCGCTAGGTATCCACCAAATAGACTATTCCTAAATAAAAATTTAAAATATAAATTTCCAAAGAAATAATCCATAAAAAGGATCCAAGACCACATTAGTAATCCACAACTCGTTTCAATAAAGTCAGGAATCCCAGCCTGTGCTTGAAATTCAACAATTTCATCTTCTTCTTCATCACACTGATGGCATGGAAAATACGGTCTAACTATACCATGAGAACATTTTTGAATATCACTATTGATATTCAATTCATTTTTACGTTGTTTCCGTACAAAACGTTGCATCTGGAGGCAAATAAAATTTGCAAATTCACTCCCCTCCATATACAATTCACCATCTTCAGAAAGAACTGGTTCATATACGTATTCTGTCTCACGACGAACAACCTTCTC